TTATAATTATGCCATTTTTAAAACCAAAGAAATACGAAGAGAAGGCAAACTTCTTAGCAAGGTTCATGAACAATGCAAAAATGATCTTAGAGTACCCAGATACTAAACAAAGGTATGCAGTTGGTTTAGATGTCTGGAAAAAGAATTTCATGTAATAGTTGCATATATAAGTTCTTTTATTAACTTTGTGTTGAAAACAAAGAAATATGAGAACATTATTTTACACATTAATTTTATGCACATTACTAAGTTGTGAGGACAACTGCGATCTAAGTAGCTATCCTTCAGCACCTTACAACGAACCTTACCATGTTGACTACGGAGACAACACTGTTAGATATGTTTATCTATGCAGAGATGGTTATAACAATGAGGTTTTTAATTATTACATAGCAGACGGATGTTGGGAATATAGTTTATCATATCAGTATAACTCAAATTGTAATTAATATGAAAGAACCGATTATCACACTAGACAACGAAATTCATGACAGACATGAGATCACACAAAAAGCAATAGAAGACAGTTTCTATTATGGCTATTTAGCTAAAGCTTGTTTATCAAGTAGTGCAATAAGTCAACTACTTAAATCACCACTTGAATACTTAAATCAAATAAACCTACCTACTGAATCTGATGCATTGGCACAAGGTTATTTATTTCATGCAAGTATATTAGAAGAGCATAAGTTTAATGAGTGTTTGTTTTTAGATGTAAAGACAAAAGCAAATAAAGAATATAAACTAGCTAAACAAGAAAGGTGGGATGTGTTTACTGTTAAAGATAGAGATGTGGCTTTAAGAATGAGAGATAGATTTTATAATTGTGATGAGGCAAAAGAACTTATAGAGAACAGTAAGTTTGAAGTGCCTATGGTAAACAATTTAATGGATTATCCATTTAGAGGTAAAGCAGATATTTTAGGAGAACACTTAATAGATTTAAAAAGCACTGCACAAATAAATAAGTCATTTTATAATAAAAATGGAGAACTTATAGAATATAATAGTTTCAAAGGAAGTGCTAATAAATTTAATTATGATAGCCAGTGTTTTATATATTGTAATTTATTTGGCAAAAGTTATAAAGATTTTAAGTATATTGTCATTGACAAATCTCCTACAAATGAAATAGGCATATTTGATGTGAGCGAAGAGTTTTATTATAGTGGAGAACAAAAGGTTGAATATGCAATAAAAGTATATGAAAACTATATTAAAAATGAATATGATCTTGAAAACTACATAGTAAAAGCAACATTATAAATGCCATCAGAATACTTAGATTACTTAGATTGCTATGAAGATACTTTAATGTGTCTAAAAAAAAGAGTAATATCAGAAAAAGAAATACCTCTTCTTATAGAGCAATACGAAATGGAAGAACACTATGAGTGTTGTAGTGCCATGATTCATGCCTTAGAAGATTATCAAAAACATCAAAATTATTTACCATAATGATTACACCTAAACAAATTGCAGACGAATTAATTAAATTATCTAAAATAGATATATTCAAAATAACAAGACAAAGAGAGTATGTAGAAGTTAGATCATTGTTTAATTACATATTGTATAACTATAAAAAAATGGGTTATACAAAGATTAAAGAATTTTATCAATCTAATGATTGGTATATAAACCATGCTACTATAATTTATTCTATTGAATCTTATCAGCAACACAAACTTTATAATCCTGATTTGGTTATTTGGTTAGAACACATAGTTGATAATATAAATAAAATGGATAATTTTACTAAAAGGGAATTTATTAGAGGCAAGATTAATTCATTATCTAATACTGACATTGATGAACTAACTATGGTTATTAGTAATATGCCAGAAAACACAACAAAACATGAACAACAAGTATAGAAAATTATTATTAAAAGAATGTCCTAACTTGTATAAAAGTTATGAGACAATAGTTGAAGAGCAGTTTGAACTCTTTGCAAAAAAGCAATTAGATTATGGTATTGGCAATATAAGTACTGGTGCAAACTTAGAAACTAAACAAGGTAAAGATTTTGCTTTACATGGTTTATGGTTTAGAATGAATGATAAAATAAGTAGATGGAAAAATTTAATAATAAAGAATCGTAAAGGCAATAATGAAACTTTAATAGATACATATCAGGACTTAGGCAATTACTCTATTATATGCCAATTAATAAATAGAGGTTTATGGAAGGAATAGAAGACAACAAAAAGAAAAAAGACGGAAGGTCAAACAACGGAGCTCTTAAAGGTATTTCAAGAGGTCAAGGACGACCACCAAAAGCAAGAGAAAAAAAGCTAGGTAACTATGCTTTGGGAGCTATGAAAAAAGTGTTTGGCAGTGAAGAGAAAGCTTGGCTTGAATTAGCTAAACAATCTAAAGATAGCTTTCCACATATGAGATTACTTTGGGAATATAAATATGGTAAACCAAAAGAATTAAAAGAACTTAATGTTAAAACAGAAGTTAACATTCCAATAATTAATTTTGGTGATAAAGACAAAACAATAGATATAGAATCAGAAGAAATAAAAGATGAAGAAACTAAACCTCAATAAGAAGTATCAAACTTTGTTTAACTCTAAAAGTCGTTACTTTGTAATAACTGGAGGGAGAGGTTCTGGAAAATCATTTGCTACAAACACATTCTTAGTATTACTTACATACGAAAAAGGACATAGAATATTATTCACTCGTTATACAATGACTTCAGCAGGTATGTCTATTATCCCTGAGTTTATAGAGAAGCTAGAATTGATGGGTGTACTTGATCAGTTCACTGTAAACAAGACAGAGATCATAAACAATTTAACAGGCAGTTCAATATACTTCAGCGGGATTAGAACTTCAAGTGGAGATCAAACTGCAAAGCTTAAATCTATACAGGGTGTTAGTTCGTTTGTTTTAGATGAAGCAGAAGAGTTAACAGATGAAGAGAGTTTTGATAAGATAGATTTTAGCATTAGATCAAAGCTTGTAAAGAACAGATGTATATTAATTCTAAACCCTACAACAAAAGAGAATTGGATATACCAAAGGTTCTTTCAAAACAGAGGAGTTCCTGATGGATTTAATGGCACTAAAGAAAACATAACTTACATACACACTACATATCAAGACAACTTAGATCATTTGTCAGATTCATTTGTTAAGCAAATTGATGACATGAAAGTTAGACGACCAGAGAAGTTTAAACATCAAATTATGGGTGGTTGGCTAAAAAGTGCAGAGGGTGTTATCTTTAAGGACTGGAACATTGGTAAATTCAATAATGAAATAGATTCAATATTTGGCATGGACATAGGATTTTCAGTTGATCCCTCAGTTTTAGTAGAAGGTGCAATAGATAAAGAAAGAAAGATTATCTGGTTAAAAGAACATTATTATAAAGCAGGATTAAGCACAACTCAAATATATGAATTGAATAGAAGGTTTGCAGGTGCCAATTTAATAGTAATGGACAATAGCGAACCGCGACTTTTAGCTTCCATAAAATCTAAAGGACTGAATGTAATACCGACCATAAAAAAGAAAGGCAGTATCTTAGCAGGAATCTCTTTAATGCAAGATTATCAAATAATAATAGACGATAAATCTGTAAATTTAATAAGGGAGTTTAACAACTATACTTGGAAATTAAACGGTGCAATTCCTATCGATAAATTCAATCATGGCATTGACGCCTCGAGATACCTCTGTCAATACGTCTTAACTAGATCAGTGCCACATGGTAGCTACTTTATAAAATAAAAAATGAAGATAGGAAATGTTTACATACTAGACAAAACTGAACAAGAAATTGTTGAATTAGTTGCAAGTCAAAGACAGAACAACAAGGTTAAAACAGGTTGGGATGGTAAAGGTACAGTAAACGAAAAAAGTGGTGTAGATTTAAATATAGTTGGCTTTGGTGCTGAGTTTATATTTTGTAGGGAATTGAATCTATATCCTGACTTTAAGATACACAATACGTCTAAATCTAATGGCACAGATTATTATGATGCAGTTTATAAAAGTAAGACAATAGATGTAAAAGTAAATAGAAATCATAAACACCCATTAATGATTCCAAGCTATGCCAAAAGTGAATGTGATCTGTTTGCTCTGTTTAGTTGCATATACCCTAGATATAGATTTGAAGGGTTTGCTACTAACGAAATGGTATTCAATAAATCTAATATAAGAATGACAAGAGTTGAAAGTTTCGTAATAGAAAAGGCAGATTTATTAGAGATAGACAAAGTATTTTAGTTTTTTTTTATATTTATTTGGTCAGTTGGAAATTATTAACTATATTTGTTAATATCTAATAATTAAAACAAAGAAAATTATGAAAATTTACAAGCAGTACAAAGATGAATCTTTTAAAACGCTAACGCCATTAAAGAAGTTTATAGAACTTACAGAAGGCAAGGGTGCTTACAAAAAAAATACAGCATTACAAACATTAATAGAATGTGGTATTGTTGAAACTAATTGGGCATGGTACACGATAATTAATGATTAAAATAAAGAAAACAATGAGAGAAAACAAAAAGATTACCCCAAAACATTTTAAGATTAACGAGGATTGGATACAGAAATCTAATCAAAATCTAGTAATAGATTTATTAAGAAAACAATTTAAAACAAATAAATAATGAAACTAGAATTTACAAAGAAAGAAGTAAAAGAGATGTTAAAACCTAAAAACCTATTAGAATTTAATAGAGAAATAAGTGAAAGACATTCAAACACCTTAGCAAAAAGTATTAATGAATGTGGGGTTTTAAGGTATCCTGTAATTGGCAATATATCTAAATTTGATAAAAGAAAGTATGTAATAGTAGATGGTCAGCATTTATGTTTTGCATTAGTTAATATGTCAAAAAACAAAGCAAAAATAAATTGTATTGTTAAGGATTATGAAACTAAAGAACAATTAATAAAAGATGTTGCTACACTAAATAATGTAAATAAAACTTGGACAGACAAAGATTATTTACACGCTTGGTTTAAGTATGGTATTAGCAATATTAATTATTTCACTAATTACTCTTATTTATGGAATATGTATGAGACATATTTAGATTGTTTACCATGTGGTTATTTAGTTGATCTATATTCTAATAACAAAGACGATTTTAGAACAGGAAAGCTTGAATTTAAAGATAGAGTTTTCAGCGATAAGTTAGCACAAATATCATGTATGTTAAAAAATGATTTTAATAAAGGATCATTTACTTTACAGGGTTTAAGAACATGGGCGTTTGAAATGCATAGAAAAAATATAGAGATTGACTTTGAAAAACTAAAGTTAAGAATCATGACTGCTATAATGAACAATGAAGATAATAATTGCAACGGCAGAGATGATTTTAGAGATTTAATAGAAGAAGTTTATAATAGAATTTAAAAACAAATAATTATGAATAAAGTAAACGCATTTGAAAACGAGATATTTGATCACTACAGAAAAAGAGTAAATCAAATAGGAAAATCAATTAACCTATTAAAAAGTCATGGCTACACAGTTGTAGATTTAGAAGGTAAGATAATAGAAAACGAAATAGAATTAACTGAATAAAATGGGAACATCAAAAGACAATTTAATAGATAAAATATATGAGTTAGAAGAAGAGGTGGTAAGCTTACAATATGATATTAATTGGCAAAATCATTACATGGACTTCTTAGAAGGAAAGAATGACGAACTACATCATAAAGCTACTGTACACGCTAACTACATTATGAACTCAACTAAAACCTATGAGATATGAGAACAAAGAAATGTGAAATGTGTGGTTATGAAAACCATGAAGACAATTTTAAATGTGAAGGTTATGATTGTGGCATTCCTTTAGATTTAACTATAGAAATTAACTCGTTTGGTTTGCCAGACATAATACAAATCAAATGAGAAAGTGTAACAAATGTGCAACAATAATAGAACAGAAAGCAAAGCAACTATTCTGTTATAATTGCAAAGGGTATAAGATGCCTTACGAAACTTATAAATTTTATTCACTAGCAAACCAATTTAAAAACAAATAATATGAAAGTAAACAAAGTATATAAAACAGTACGCCCTATGCGAAAGTTTGGCAATTTAATAAAGGATTTATTTATGCCCAAGCAATCTAATCATTTTTGGATTAGAGTAAAAGAAATCGCAGAAACTCAAGAGGAAAAAGAAGAGCAAATTTATGCCATAATAGAATTGTTAAACAATAGAATAGATATAAAAATATGAGTAATTTAAAAGCACACTTACAACAGGATTTACTTGAAGCACATGAGTGTTTTTACAATGTAAATAGAAATATAAATAACTATGTTGTAGATAATCAATACAACAATGAATTTAAAAGAAACCTAGAGAAGCTAGACAATTTCTTTACTTATTGGAATTATCACGCTAAAAACTTAAATAAATAAATATGACACATCAAGAAGATTTAAACAGAATTGAAATCAAACACCTTAGAGATATGAATCAAATATTCAAATCTGAGATCATGAAGCTAAAGAATATGAATCGAACACTAGAAGCAAAGAATGAATTGTATAGGCAAGAATTAGAATCAGAATATAGAAAAAGTAAAGTTTAAAAGATGCAACATAAATTTATTAGGGAGTTAGTAGAGTTTAAATTTAAAGCTATTAGAACTGCCACAAAGAAAGCTAAACTATTTATCGAGTATGATAATTCAATGGTGTGGATTCCAAACTATATGATATTTAGATATAATTGGGATAAAAAAAATAATGTTGTAAGAGTGTTATGTCCTAAAAAACATTTGGTTAGTATTATAAACCAACCCAGAGAAGAACGTAAATATAGAAAACGTAAATCATGAAGCAACTAACATTTGAGATAAAAGAAGTAGGACAAGAAGTTTATACTAAGCAATTCAATACGGATAGATCAATTCAATACACCATTGAGCAATACTCAAGGCATCGCCAAATTCAATACATGAATTTAATAGAGTAGATTATAAATTCAATACATAAATTTAATATACCCCACCCATTCAAAAAATGTCTATTTTCTGTTCGGCTATTCTTGGGCAATTTGCAAAGCTAAAAACAAATAAAGCATAAAAGCAAACTAATATTCTTATTTAGAATTAATATAAATTATTAACTTTGTTTGTTAATTGTTTTGTCAGTTGGAAATATTATTTATATATTAGCTAAAAATTAATACTATGAAAAACTTAATTAAAATATTATCCGAAATTTTCGCCTTTGGTATGTTCGCCTTTGTTATGGGTGTTTGCCTTATCTTATTAATAGATCTAATTTTATAACTATGAAAACAAAAAGAATTAAAGAACTCAACAACCTTTTGAGCAAAGAAAAAATAATGTCAAATAAATTTGAAGTAAACAGATTTAACAATATGACAGAAAAAGAACAGAAAAAATGGATCGACTTTTTAATTTATACAGGTGTGTCCTCAAAAGAACTAAACAACCTTTATGCAGTGCCAACAGGCAAAGTGTACAAAGTAAAAAGAAACGCCCTAAAAAGCATCTTAAAACGTGTTTTATTGCACCCTTTCACGGTAGCGTTAACCGTTTATTCATTAATAATATTATCAATTATTATTTTAACCATAAAAATCTAAATATGAAAACAAAAACTATTGACGTAAACGCAAAAGAATGGTTTGATAAAATTAATGGCAATTCTTATTTTTGTGGCACAATAACCCTTAATTATTTAATGGATAATGAGGAAACTTTTTTAATGCCGTTTCAATATGGTTACGGTTCTTCTTATGAATGTGAAGCTAAAGCAATATTAACAGAGTTTAATAAAATTAGTGCTAATTCGTTTCAAGGTTTATATACTTATTGTAAAGACAATAATATTATTTACAGATCAAACATAAAAAGAAACTCATTAAAAAGAGAATTAAAACAAATTGAAAATGATTATAATAATAACCTAAATAAATAAACAAATGAAAACAAACAAAGAAACAATGAAAACCTATTTGGAACAATGGCACACACACGGAAACAGTGCAAATATATTTTTTGAATATAGCCGTATTTATTCGTACGGTTATCACTATATTTTAGGTCGTTTTTTAGATGATAATTTATTAATAATCAATGACACTGGATATAGTGCGACAACCTCAAAACATATACACCTATTAAGAAACACGGCAAACGAATTGAATATTATAAATTATAGCGTGTCAAATGTTGAAATAAACAGCGTTTATAGTGAATTAAAATACTTAGAAAGTAAACTACATAAGGCAAGGAAGCCAGAACTTTGGTATAACAGAATAAATAGCTTATATAATAATTGGTTTAAATTCACTAAAAAATATGGTGCGTTAATTATGTATAAAGAAAAACAATACAGTAAAGATTTAACACTTTCTTTAATAGCTAAACAAAGTAATAAAGCGAAAGATATTAGTAAAATTATATTAAGAGTCGAGCAATACTACACTACATTAACATTAAATTTAGCCGTGTAAATTAAAATATATTAATCTTTTAACGGCTTTTATTAATATTACACCCCTTTAATTAGGGGTTTTTTTATATCTAACATTTTGTTATATTCTTAACATTCAGATGATTAGAATTAATTAAATAGTAAATATATAACTTTCTTTATACTTAATCAGCTACATAAAGCCATATTAAGCTATCTAACGTTAGATTTAACACACTTTAATTCAATTATAGTGTATTCATATACCTTGATCAATTTAATGCTCTTATATCGTCTTAAATTCATTATATATTATTTTTTATCTTGTTTATTTCTATTATATAGGGACTCTGGGTGTTTTGCACCCCACAGGTGTAAGTAACCAACTCTCTCTACACCTCTTACTTTCCATCTGACACTTGTATATCCTTTATGAATTCAATACCTTTATGAATCTAATAGGGTATGGCAAGAAAAATTATACATGACGAGAATTATCTTAAGGCAATATCATATTGCATGGATCATGGCATAAAGATATATGCAGTGCCAAAGAACAGCAAAGAATACTTTGTGGAGGTTAATGACAATGGAAATATATATCGTAGTCCTGAGGCATATAATCTTAAACAATGGAGCAATAAAATCATTGAGCTTTATGTATTCTACTATTACAAATATAACCCAACCGACAAATAGTCAGATTATAGTTATTATATATACATACATAGTGTATTATATTACATAGTGTATTATAATACATAGTGTATTATATAACATAATGTATTATATTGCATAGTGTATTATATTACATAGTGTAATACATAGTATGTAACATATACATATATAATACATATATAACTGACATATATTCAGTTGGAGATATGTAAAGTACAAAAACCAATTAAACTATTAATTATAATATGGCACTACAACAAATCGAATTAGAAGTACCAACTACTCTATCTGACATTAAACTTTGGCAATACCAAAAGTACATGAAGATCATAGAGCAGAACAAGATGGAGGATGCCGAAGACAAAGAAAAAGTTAATGATTTCTTAAACATGAAACTTGTAGAAATATTCTGCAACGTATCTTTAAGAGATGTTGTTAAGATACCACTAAAAGAGTATAGCCAAGTGCTAGAAATACTAAGTAAAGCTTTTAGTGAAAAACCTAAACTTATACAAAGATTTGACTTGTTAGATGTAGATATGGGATTCATACCAAAACTAGATGAAATAACACTAGGCGAATATGTAGATATAGAAACAAATATTTCTGATTGGCAGAAAGCACATAAAGCTATGGCTGTATTATATCGACCTGTTAATTTTAAGGCAAAAGATAAATATGGAATAGCACCATACAAGGTAAATGAAGAAATACAAGAGCTAATGAAAGAGATGCCTTTAGATGTAGCCATGAGTTCAATGGTTTTTTTTTACAGTTTAGGCAAGGACTTACTGGGAGCTATACCGAAATATTTGGAACAGAACCTGAAGAAAGAGGATATGCAGACGCTAGACAATCATTTGCAAAAAAATGGGGTTGGTATCAATCAATTTATGCACTCGCTAAAGGAGATGTCAGAAACTTCGATGCAGTTACCGAACTTCCACTCTACCAATGTTTAAATTATTTAGCATTTGAAAAAGAGAGAATAGAGATAGAACAAAAAGAAATAAAAAAAGCATATAAAAGATGACAAGTTTTTACGACATACTAGATAAACTTAAAACTTACTTAGAAGGTAATACAAATGTTAACTCAGTTACCTTTGGAGATATATTTGAAGTTGACTTATCAAAACAAACTATATTTCCGTTGTCACACATAATTGTAAATAGCTGTACATTTCAAGATCATGTTGTTCAATTCAATTTACAAATACTATCTATGGATATTGTTAATGAAACAAAAGAAGATGAGAAAGATTTAGACAACTACTTTCATGACATAAACAACAAACAAGATGTACTAAACACTCAATTTGCAGTAATTAACGGATTACAATCTGCTTTAAGAAGAGGCGAGTTGTTTTCTGAATTATATCAAATAGATACAGATTATACTGCTAATATGTTTGAAGACAGATTTGAGAACTTGCTAGCTGGTTGGACACTTGATATATCTATAACTGTTCCTAACAATCAAATATCAGATATTAATGCTAATGGTCAATCTCCTTGCTAATGAACTTAAGATTACACAATACTAAAGTATATTTAAAAGATTATTCTAAGAATCTATTAAAACTAGCATACGGTCAAATAGAAAAAACAGATAGAAAAAGAAATTATAAAAGCGGTACAATTACAGGACCTATAGACGCTAGTGGAAGTTTAAAAGAAAGTTTAGAAGTAAGAGGAGCAAAGACATCAGATGTTGTATATAACTATAGTATAATAGGGAATGAATATGGAGAAGCTGTTGACGAAGGAACAAGAAGCTCTACACCTCCAGTATCAAAGCTAATTAATTGGTTAGTATCAAAAAATAAAACACTTGTAGATTCCAAGCAAAAAACAGTTGATCTTAGTGACATAAAAAAGGTTAGAAGAATTGCTTTTGCAATACAAAAATCATTAAAGTTAAGAGGAATACAAAAAACAGGTTTCTTAACAAATTTAGTTAAACAAGAATTTAAACAACTTAATGATATATACAAACCTGTAGTTAAAGACATAGAGGTAGATATAGATGGTATTTTAAAAAATGCAGGTTATAAAAAAACAGGTAAAGAAACGTATGTTATAGAAACACAAATAAAATAATAATGTCAACAATAATTAATACAAGATCACCATTTTATAAAAAGATAACTAATGCTTCTTTAGCATCTACTAAATTGGAATTATATATATGGCAAGGTACTTATTCACAAAGAGCTAGTACAGATAAAAAATACACCTTAACTAAAGTTGAAGTAGGCGGAAATAATTATGTGACTTATGAATTGAGCAAGCTTATAAGAGATTACATGATAACTGAATATGGTGATTATTCTACAGATAGTTTATGGGTTGATGCTGTTGTTACAATATACAATTCAAGTGGTAATATTGTACAAGTAGGTGGATCGAATACAACTACATCTACATATTTAGGAATAGATGGATATGGATATTTTCAAGATGGCATAAATCCAAGAAGTGTACAATACACTACTCCTATGCTTTTACAAGATAATACTACAGTTTATTATAGTGATGGACAAGATATAAAAATACCTGTATATGCAGAAGCTCAAACAATAACAGCAACCTTATCTCCAGCAGTACCTGGTAATGATGTTAAATGGAATGAAGCAAATGTCTTTTGGGAAACAAACGCTAGTGGTACTTGGAATGGAGGAGGAACAACACAAAGCATTACAGATAACGGTGATACAGATCAAAAGATACAATATCTTCTTATTACAGGAACACAAGATTTAGTTTCTAATGCAACTTTAACTTTGTCAAGTAATAATTCTAGTTACAGCAATATTGTTATAAAACTAGAGAAAGTATGTGAACCTAAATTTGTTCCTCTTAGTATTATATTTTATAATAAATATGGTGCACTACAAAATATGTGGTTCTTTAAGAAGTCGATGACAGATATAAATATTAAATCTGAAACATTTAAGAATAACATGGTTGACTTTGATAATAGTGGTGGAGCTCCAACCTATGCATTAACTAAGCATCAAGAAAAGAAATTTACAGCTAATGGCAAAGAATCTATTACTATTAATTCTGGATTCTATGATGAATCGTTTAATGAGGTAGTAAGACAATTATTACTATCAGAACAAGTATGGATTTATGATGGTAGCAGTACATTACCTATAAACCTTAAATCTAATACACTACAATTTAAAAAGTCAGTAAATGATAAATTAATAAGTTATACTATATCATTTGACTATGCCTTTGATAAAATAAATAATATTATATAGTGAGACAAGTCGTATTATACATAAAAGATAATGATGGTAATTATCAGCAAACAGAAATGTTTAGTGATGAAACAATTACAGTAACATCTAAACTACAAGACGTAAGAGACATATCTAAAGTATTTACTGATTTTAGTCAACCTTTTACAATACCAGCATCTAAAGAAAATAATAAAATATTACAACATTGGTATAATTTTAATGTAGATGTAATTTATACAGATGGTGTTATAACGTCTGGATTTGATAATAGAATTAAAAGAGATGCTTTATTAGAAATAGATTACTCTCCTTATAAAACAGGTAAGATTGATTTACAATCTGTTGATTTAAGAGATGGTAAACCTTTTTCATATACACTAATATTTTATGGCAATACTGTTTCTTTAGGAGATATGATGGGAGATGATGAATTAAAAACACTATCACAATTAGATACAAACTACAATCATGATTATAATGCTAGTGATATTAGAGCTGCTGTTAGAAATGGCAAGTTTTCTCAATCAATTATATACCCATTAATATCACATACTAAAAGGTTTTACTATGATTCTTTAAACAGTTTACCACAATTTAGCGGTAATTTATATCATAACAATTCTTCACCTTCAGATAATCAAGGATTAGCTTGGACAGATGTAAAACCTGCTGTAAAATGCTTAAATGTAATAGAAGCAATAGAAAGTAAATATGGTATAACTTTTACTAGAAACTTTTTTGGCTCAACTGCATTTTCTAATTTATATCTATGGTTAAGCAGAAACAAAGGACCTATTGGCGGAGAAGATAATGATGTTCTAAAAACTAGAATAATAGGAGATTGGACAAGAACATCTGGTTATACTGGATTCACTGTATCAGGAAGTGTTTGGAGTTTTACAACAAACAGATTTACTAATACATTTACAGGGCAATTAGACGTCACTACTAGCAGTACAGAACCCTATACGCTAAAAGCAATAGATTTAGTAAGTGGCACAACCATTTCTGAAGCAGATGGATTAGTTGGTGATCAAACATTAAGTGTTATAGAAATATTTACTAACACAAGACAAATAAGATTTATATTAGAATCTACAGCATCTATATCTTTTAGTTCAACATTAGAAATTACAGAATACATTTATGACACAGACACAACTAATGTAGCATATTATTCAGCACCAACAATTAGTTCTACAGAGCAGATTATAATAACAGAGAATGTGCCACAAATGAAAAATATAGATTTTCTTACTGGTTTATTTAAAATGTTTAATTTGACAGCATATTATATAGACGATATTAGTGATGCAGATTACGGTAAAATATATGTAAATACTTTAGATGGATATTACGAAAACGCTGCCACAAATCCTTCAGGCGGTTCTTATGATATAAGCAAATATATAGACGTAACAACTTCTAGTATAGATGCTCCTACAAATTACAGCGGAATAGATTTTAAGTATGAAGAACCAAGTACATTGTTATCTATAAATCACCAAGAACAATTTAATGATATATTTGGAAACGAAAAAGTTAGAATAGACATTGATAAAACAGAAATATATAAAGTTGAAGCTCCGTTTGAGCACATGAAATATGAAAGAATATTTGATACAAATAAATCCAATACAAGTCCATATCATACAGGAACTGATGATACATACTTAACGGATATTCTTTGGGGTTATTCAGCAGCAGGTGAATTTAATGGCGACTTTAATGCTAAAGTACAAGGAGCTGCTACAAGCACTTTTTCTAGTAAATTAAAAGATACAAATCAAGAATTTGATAATAAGGTAGAAGTTGGAGATGTTGTAAGAAATTTAACAGATAACACATCTGCAAGAGTTACTGCTGTAGATAGCTCAGACACACTATCTCTAAGTCAAAATATAATGGCTAGTGGAGAAAGCTATATGATATTAGGGGATTATGATCAAGGAAATTATGAAGCTGTATTGACTAAGCCACTTGTATTTTATGGAATTAGAGAAGAAGCTTTGCCAGTTAATAAATGTATAAATTGGATAAGTGACGGTAGTAATACTTTACAATACTATTTTCGACCATCTAATACTAATCAAGATAGCTCAATTACAACTCCTCCTTCTTTTACAATAAATTTTGACAATGAAGTTGATGAATGGAACTTGACAGATTATAGTACATTAACTCCTCCACAAAAAACAAACTCATTGTTTAAGAAGTTTTATCAATCTTATATAGAAGATTTATTTGACGTAAATAAAAGAATAATAAAAGTAAAAGCTAGATTATCAATGGAGGTAATAATTAATCTTAGATTAAATGATCGCCTTGTAATAAATAATCAAGTTTATATAATAAATTCTATTAAAACAAACCTAAAAACAGAATTAAGTGAATTAGAGTTACTTAATGTAGTTAATAATTATATACCACAATATCAACCATGATAAAAAATATACTTGACTTATTAAATGCAGATCACTGGTACGGTGTTAGCGAGAATGTAGAGATTGCCAAAGGTAAATATGCAGGAGTGAAAGATTTTAAACAAATGAAAGAACAACTAAAAAGATTAAGACATGGCAACTAAAAAGATACTTATACAGGTTATACTTGATGATAAAGCTAGAAATCCAATAAAAAAAACTGGAAAAGAGGTTGAGGTATTAGCTAGTAAAGTTACTATATTAAATGAAGCACAACGACAGCAGATTATTAATGACGAAAAATCAGCTATACAAAAGAAAGCTCTTATAACGCAATTAAAACTACAGGCAGCTGCCGAAATGAATGCCGCAGCAGCAACTGGCAAAGGTAGGGCACAGTCAGGATTAAATAATGCTATACTTTTAGAGACAGGTAGATTAGCTTCAGATGCTGCTTATGGGTTTACCGCTATGGCAAATAACTTAGGTCAAATAGTATCTTTATTTAGTAGTTTTGTTGAAACAAACAAAGGTGTAGTTGCATCTTTCAAAGAGTTAGGAAGATCATTACTAGGTATGGGTGGAATAATGATTGGAATACAATTATTAATTTCATTTGGTCCAAAACTAATAAAGTTATTTCAGAATTTAGGATCAGAAACAAGGTTTTTAAGAGAAACATTTGATAAAGCAGGTGAAACCGTTTCTGGTTTAGCTGGCAAATTTGAAATATATATAAATGTTTTACAAAGCTCAACACAATCAGAAAAAAACAAACAAAAAGCTATAAAAGCATTAAAAGATGAATATCCAGAATTTATAGAAAGCTTAGATAAATCTGGTATATCTATGGACAATGTAAAAGACAGCACTAAACTAGCAAATGAACAAATTGAATTACAAAGAACTGCAATACTTGAATTAGCTAAATCAAGAGCTGCTACAAATAAAATACAAGAAATACAATCTGAAATAATCAATAAAAAAATAGTAAGAGATTTAGATATTATTAGTGTAGGAGCAGAAAACTTAAGTGCAGAGCAAATGAAAGCTCAAGCAAATCTTTTAGATGTCACTAGTGAGTTTGCTGATATGAAGGATAGGGAGAGATACAGTACATTATTACGTTTAGCAGATGAAGAAAAAGAACATAATCAATTTATTAAAGACAAAGAAAAAGAAATAGATTTATTAAGTGAATATGTAAATATAGAATTATCAAGAACTTCATCTGGTCCTGATAAGAAAAAATATACTAAACTGCTTGTAGATAATTTTAATAAAGAAATAAAAGCTATAAAAGAATTAGGTAAAATAAGATCAAGGTTTTTTAATAAGAATTTAGCACAAGATGTTAAAAATAAAGAGTTACAAAAAGACAAAATAAAACTTCTTAGAACACAAGCTTTAGCAGAAGTTGATGCTATAAAAGGAGGTGAAGTTGCAAAAAGACAAGCTAGATTAGAAATAAACACTTATTATGATAAATTACAGGAAGAAGCAAAAACAAAAAGAGAAGAGAAATTAAAAAAAATAGAAGATAAGTTTGCTGTTAAATCATTAAAAAAAGCAGTTGATGTAGCAGATGAGGATTTGTTTAAAGAAAAAGATGTTATTGCTTTAGAAGAAAAACAAAACGCATTATTAGAAAAACAAAAAGAATTAGATTTAGCAGCTATTGATAAATTAACTGATTCTGAAACAGAAAAAGAAGAGGCAAAAAAAGCGGTTAGAGATTATTACGATAATCTAGCTTTAGAAAATGAACAAAAAAATGCTGATGCTAGAGAAAAAATAACTGAAATAGAAAAAAAATCTAAGTTACAAGCTTTAGACGATATGGGTAAAGGATTAATGGCTGCATCACAAATAGCAGGTAAAGCAACTGGTGCAGGTAAAGGTTTAGCTGTAGCAGGAACTTTAGTGTCCACATATTCAGCAGCACAAAAAGCTTATGAAAGTCAAATGGTTCCTCCTTCTATTGATTCGCCTGTTAGAGCAGCAATCGCAGCAGCATCAGCTATAGCACAAGGTTTAGCTAATGTAAAAGCTATAATGTCTGTTAAAGTTGCTGGTGTCTCAAGTCCTTCAGTTTCTGGCTCTGGACCAACTACAGTACAAGCACCTGACTTTAATGTTGTAGGTCAAGGAGTTGGCAGTCAATTAGCAGGTGTGGTTAGTAATCAATTTGGTGGAGCATTAAGAGCTTATGTAGTAAGCGGAGACATATCATCAGCACAAGAATTAGATAGAAAAATAAACACAACAGCAACGATAGGTTAATTATAAATAAATTTAATATGAAAATAGTAGAACTACTTATAGACGAAGAACAATTATTATCAGGAATAGAAGCTATATCTATTGTAGATGAACCAGCAATAGAAGAAAACTTTATTGCATTATCTAAACAACACGAAATACAATTAGCTGAGGTTAGTAAAGAAAAGAAAATATTAATGGGTGCTGCCTTAGTTCCTAATAAAAATATTTATAGAAGAAACGGTGAAGATGAGTATTATATATTCTTTAGTGAAGATACAGTTAGACAAGCATCTCAATTATTCTTAATGAGAGGCAATCAAAACAAATCTACATTAGAACATCAAGCTGAATTGCATGGATTATCTGTTGTTGAATCTTGGATTATAGAAGATGAAATACATGATAAATCGAGAAAGTATGATATGAATCTACCAGTAGGTACATGGATGGTTTCTATGAAAGTTAACAATGACGAGGTTTGGAATGATTATGTTAAAACAGGAAAAGTAAAAGGATTTTCTATAGAAGGTTATTTTACTGATAAAATAGCTATGAGTAGGATAAATGAAATAGACGATGAAGAAGAAGCTAAAGAAATACTATTAGAAATTGCTAATTCAATACTAGATAATAAATATGAGTTTGCTACTTATGGTGATTACGGAAGTGGTGTTAGAAACAATGCTAAAAGAGGTATTGAACTAAATAAAAAGGTAAATAATAAATGTGCCACAAGCGTAGGAAAAATTCGTGCACAGCAGCTCAGTAGAGGCGAGAAACTGAGTGTGTCAACAATTAAGAGGATGTATTCTTATTTATCAAGAGCAGAAACTTATTATGATGCTGGAGACAGTAAAGCTTGTGGAACTATATCTTATTTATTATGGGGAGGTAAAGCAGGTTTAGGTTGGTCAAGAAGCAAGTTAAAAGAGTTAGGTGAGATAGATTTAAACGATGACGATCCATGTCAAGCAGGATATGAGCAAGTAGGAATGAAAGATAAAGATGGCAGAAAAGTACCTAACTGTGTACCTAAACAATAACTAAATGGCAAAATCAAACGAAACATTAGGAAACGCTGTTCCAAGCGGCAGTAGAAGAGGTTGTATGTGTAAAGACGGCACATACTCAAGAAAGTGTTGTGATGGAACTTTAAGAAGTCAGGGTGTTGGAAGAACAAGAGCTGAAGCACTAAAATCTAATATGTATAGAGTTGAGTTTTGTTCAGATGGTCACAAACATAATATTTGGTCAGATACAATATCTTTAGTTGTTGGAAATATTTATCATTTAACATTAAAAAACAGTCATCACACAGGATGTTATACTATTCTTAGAACAACTACAGAAGTTGGATTAGAAATTCAATCTGTTAATGTATATGATAATTGTACAGCTTGCCTTGCTGCAAACTAAAAATCTAACAACCTTTTTGTATATAGTTAGTTAACTAATAAATTAATTTAATAATCGAAATTTATGGAAAACACTAAAGCTACCTCGATTTTGAACGACATCATGCAAAAACTATCCTTAGTTAAAAAAGATGAAGTAAAAGAAATCGAAGTTAAAGACGAAGTAAATCTTTCGGAACAAGTTAAAGAAGAAGAGACATTATCTCAAGAATTAACAGAACTTGCTTGCCAAGAAGAAGTTAAAGAGGAATTATCTACTGAAGAAGTTGTTTCTGAAGAATTACAAGAGGAAGTTCCTGTTATAGAGGAAGTTTCTGAAGAAATTGAAATGGATGAAACTAAATACGTTGGGAGAGACGAGTTTGATTCTAAAATCTCTGAATTAAAAGGAATGATTGAGGAAATGAAATTAGGTTACAGTGAAGAAAAACTATCTATGGAAAACAAAATAGAGAAGTTATCTGCTGAACCAGCTTCTGAACCAATCTCACACAACCCTGAAGGGGAAGTAAAACAAAACTTTAAATCTTTTGGTCAAAACAGAACAATGAACACTAGAGATAGAGTAATGAACGCAATTGCTAATTTAAAATAAACCAAAACTAAAACAATTAAAAAATGGCTACTACTACATCAATTACTACTACTTATGCTGGAGAATTTGCAGGTAAGTACATTTCTGCTGCTTTATTATCTGGGGTTACACTAGATAGAGGTGGTATAGAAATCAAACCTAACATTAAATACAAGGAAGTTATTAAAAAACTTGCTACTGATTCTAATGTTATTAAAGATGCAACTTGTGACTTTACAGACACAGCTGCTGTTACATTAACAGAGAGAATAATTCAACCAGAAGAATTCCAAGTAAACTTAGAGCTTTGTAAGAAAGATTTCAGATCTGACTGGGAAGCTGTACAAATGGGATATTCTGCATTTGACAATCTACCTCCTAAATTTAGCGACTACTTAATCGGACACGTTTCTGGTTTAGTTGCTGAAAAAACAGAAAATAATATCTGGAAAGGTGTAAATGCAAATGCTGGTGAATTTGACGGATTTACTACATTGGCTGCTGCTGATGGAGATGTTATTGACGTTGCTGCTGCAACTGTTACTTCATCTAACGTAATTGCTCAATTAGGAGCTATCGTTGATGCAATTCCTTCTCAACTTTACGGAAAAGAAGATTTATACATCTATGTTTCACAAAACATCGCTAGAGCTTATGTAAGAGCTTTAGGTGGATTTGGAATACTACAAAATGCTGCTGGATCAGAAAATGTATCTGATATAGGAGCAAATGGAGTTGGAGGACAAGGAACTATGTGGTGGCAAAACGGAGCATTATCTTTTGATGGTGTGAAATTATTTGTTGCTAATGGACTTGCTGACAACAGAGCTATGGCTGCTCAAAAATCTAACTTATTCTTTGGAACTGGATTATTATCTGACCACAATGAAGTTAAGGTTATTGACATGGCTGACCTTGATGGTTCTCAAAACGTAAGAGTTGTTATGAGATTTACATCTGGAGTACAATACGGAATTGGATCAGAGATTGTTCTTTATTCTTAATAAATTAAATTAACCAAAAATTAGGGTAGGTAGGTAAATACCTGCTTACCCTTTTTTTATAATAAAAAATAAAACTATGAGCTGTGGAATAAACTTAGGTAGAAAAGAACCTTGTAAAGATGTTGTTGGCGGTTTAAGAAATGTTTACTTTATAAATTATGACGATACTAATAAAAGTATCAGCTTTAATTCATCAGATGACACTTTAGTAGAAACTATAGGTACAAGTGGAACTGAAGAAGTAGAGGGTCATAAATACGAACTTAAAGGTAACTCATCTTTTGAACAAAACATCACCTCGTCAAGAGAGAATGGAACAACCTTCTTTGAACAAACATTAAACTTAACACTACACAAATTGACTAAAGAAGACAATAAAGAATTAAAATTGTTAGCTTATGGTCGTCCTGTAGTAGTTGTAGAAGATTATAACAGTAATTTATTTGTAATGGGAGTTGAACATGGTGCTGATGTTTCTGGTGGAACAATAGTCACTGGTGCTGCTATGGGAGATTTAAGTGGTTACACACTTACGTTGACTGGTATGGAAAAAGCTCCTGCAAATTTTATATTAAAAACTTCAGCAACTGAAACGGTACAAACTACATTAGACAATGCTTTTGTTAATGTAATTTTAGGTACTAATTCATAATAACTAAATTTAATTAGGTTAAATCAAGGGATGCTTCGGTGTCCCTTTTTTTATTAAAACAAATACCAAATTATTTGTTATTTATAATATGGTAATATTAACTACATCAACAAGTGCAAAGAGTTTTAAAGTCATTCCTAGAAGTGCACAAAGCTCTGTTACATTTGAACTTACTGATAAATCTACAAGAAAAACTACTGCTATTGCCGTTACTGTAACTAACTCTAATGGTTATATGACTGTAACAGGTACATTTGTAGATTCACAATCTAATAATTTAATGATTGAAGGAAGATTCTATTCGTTTATTATAAAGAATGGTTCTACAATTATATATAGAGGTTCTATTTTTTGTACAGATCAAACTAATTTTAATACCTTTGATGTACATTCTGGAGAATACACTACAGAAAACACATACGATAACGATTTTGTAATAATATGAGAAAAGTAAATAAAATGGCAAAAAAGAGATTAGCTCGTAATCCTTTGCCTAAAGCAGAAAAAGGCAAGATACATATAGTTAATATGTCATCTTATACACGACCAGAAGTTGTAGAACAATACAATAGAGAGTGGGTAGAATATGGAGCGGACAATAATTACTTTGATTATCTTATAGATAGATATAATGGTAGTGCTACAAATAATGCTG